TAATGCGTGACTTTTCGACAGGTTTATTTTTCGGTTCATTAAGTTTAGTTTCGGCGGCGCGTTGAGGAACGACTTGTTCATTTGTTTGTTTTTTATTATTTTTCTTCTTTTTACGAGTTACGGTCACCCATTCATCTTGCACCGGTGGTGGTTTGGTGATCCCTAGAATCGTTTCAAAAGCTGCCTTATCTTTCTCGTGTATTAGCTTAGTTTTAGTTAGAGTTTCGGCGAGCCTTTTTTCAACTCTTTCGAATTCTGATAGAACAGAATTTAGATTGCTAATAACATCTGCTCGTTTTTTAAACAGTTTAAGATCAATAACTCCATCTTCGCAATGGCTAAATAAATTAGATTCGTTAGTATATAGGTTATTAATAAATGAGTCTAGTCCCCTGATAAACTCCATCGTTATAGTATTGTGATTCGTACCGGTTTAAATAGAAAAATAACTATGATTGTTTTAAAAATATAAGCTATATATATAATATGAGCTATCCAACGATAGAACGCGAAGATTTTTTAGAAGAACTTCTCAAGCGCAAGGAGTTCTATTCGCTGAAAGCTGATTCCGCAAGAAACTTCCGAGATCCCCCGGAATCTAAGTACGACACTCTTTCAGGCAAATATTTAAAAGTCCATTCCCATCAGCTATTTGTGCGCAATTTTATTAACCCGAATACATCATATAAGCGTTTGCATTTAATGCACGCCACCGGCTGCCATGCCGCAGGTACTAAGATTCTTATGTTTGACGGGACAATTAAGAATGTAGAAGATGTCGAACTTGGCGATCAACTTATGGGCGATGATAATATGCCTAGAAATGTTTTGAGGTTAATCAGGAACGTGGAAAAAATGTATAGGGTAATTCCGACTAAAGGAGAAGTATTTATTTGTAATGAAAATCATATACTCTCTCTCAAATGTAATAACAAACGAAAGGTCACGTATCGCAAAGTAATAGATATATCAATAGCCGATTATTTGAAAAAAGATAAAACGTTTAAACACACTCATAAACTATTTCGCGTGCCCGTTGAATTCCCAGAGCGACCCGTAGAAATCGACCCGTATATGATTGGATATTGGCTCGGTGATGGTAATAGTTACGGACCGGAAATAACGTGTGCTGATCAGCCAATTATAAATTATTTTACTCAAGAAGTTCCTAAGTTCGGGGCTTATATACAATATAAGAGCCAGTATGATTATAGAATTACAACAGGAAATCACGGGGGCGAGAAAGGTTGCAATAGATTCCTCGCCACGTTGCAAAAATACGACCTTATCAAAAATAAACATATACCGTATGATTATAAATGCAATTCGCGCGAAAATCGCCTTAAGTTACTAGCCGGACTTATCGATAGTGACGGGAGTTATGATGATCGGGGAAAAGGTTATGATTTTATTCAGAAAAACGAACGTCTTCTCGATGATGTGGTTTATCTTTGTAGGTCATTGGGTTTCGCAGCATATAAACAGCCATGCATCAAAAAATGCACCAACTCACCGAATCCGAATCATCAAGATACTTATTACAGAATATTTATAAGTGGCGATGTGGATCAAATTCCGGTATTACTTGATCGGAAAAAGGCAGGGAAGCGGCAACATAATAAGGATGTGTTAAGTGTTGGGTTTACGCTTGAAGAACTGCCCGAAGATAATTATTATGGTTTCGAGTTGGACAGTAATCACAGATACCTTCTCGGTTGCTTTACAGTGACCCATAATACGGGAAAGACGCTTGCAGCCGTTTCCATAGCGCAAGAATTTATTAAAGTATATAAGAAATTATATACTAGCGCATCTGCAAAATTACAAGCTTCTAGGCGAAATCACCCGGAACTCGATAGGAGCACTCCAACAGTCTTCGTCCTTGGGTTTGGCGGAACTAAGGGCGCTTTCGTTAGGGAGCTGATGAGGTATCCCGAATTTGGATTCATTTCAATATCCGAAAAGGAAGAACTAGTTAAACGCGAAAAATTATCAAAGGCAGGACTACCCGATGATATCAAAAACTACAAGGAATATTATTCATACATTAAAAAGCGTATAACTAATAAAGCTAAAGGCGGGTTTTATAAGTTTTTCGGATACGACGAGTTTGTTAACAGATTATTCCATTCCGAAGAGGTCAAACTTACCGACCTGGAAGCCCTTGCGAACCAAAAATCAAAAACCGGCGAAAACGTAACCCTTGAGGATATTATTTACGAACAAATTAATAATGGGAAAATCCAAGTTAATCATCAATTAATGGCAATGTTTGAAAATTCTTTACTTATTTGCGACGAAATTCATAACACATACAACATGAATATTAAGAACAATCGCGGAGTTGCTATTCAATTTATCCTAGACTCCGTTAAATCTTTAAGGTTTGTATCGATGAGCGCGACCCCGTTTAACAACTCGCCGACCGAAGTCGTCGAACTCGTTAATTACTTGGTCCCTACCGAAGAGAAAATAACAAAGCGTGAATATTTCATCAATAATAGAACATTGGCCCCGGGTAAACTTCAGGAACTCGGCCGTATAACTAAAGGTCGCATTTCATTCATTCAAGATGTTAATGTTAAATATTTCCCGCGGCGGATAATGTTGGGTGACGATATTGCGCTGCCCAAAGATGTCGCTAACTTTCGAGAGGGCGATCATATACCTTATCTAAAATTTATACCCTGCGAAATGAGTGAATATCACCAAAAAACATATAATATTCATGTAACTACTCAAAATGAAAACGTAACCGAGAATATTAGTGAACTTAATCATGAACTTAATAGTGAAAATAATATACATGGACACGATACAGAATCCGGCGAAAAACATACCGAGCCGGAGGAAATTTTAGACGAACTCGAGGAAGAACCCGCGGGGTATCAGACATCCGGTCATAAAATTCCCACTGACGGATATTCTATTTATGATATGGTTTTCCCGAATCCTGACGCCGACGATTATGGTATATTTAAAAGTTCCGAAGTACGTAATAAAATATCTTTATCGTCATCGGACTGGAAGTTGAAAAATAAGATATCTATCAAAAAATATTCTGCAATCAACAGCATCATCACCGGAGAGTTCCTACTCGGCAAGAACATTGGCAAATATTCAACGAAATTTAAGACTTTGCTTGATACTATAAACCAAATAATATCTGAGTTTGGTTCTGAACCAACGAACTGTCAGAAGATTATGGTTTACCATGACCGAGTTAAAATGTCCGGAGTTCTACTTATTCAGGAGTTGCTCAAAATGAATAATTTCTTGGATGAATATTCCGAACCGGTTGATTCCACAATTTGTTGTATATGCGGGAAATCTCTTGAATCGCATGCAAAAAATAAACCCTCACATGAATACAAGCCTGCGAGGTTTGTCGTCGCCCATTCCGATGTCGATAAATCTACAATGGAGCAATCATTAGCTAAATTCAACTCGCCTGATAATGCCAACGGTCATAATTATATGATACTCGTTGGTAGTAAAATCATCAAGGAATCATATGATTTCAAGGATATTCAGCATCTCATAATAACATCATTACCGATTAATATTCCTACACTTATTCAAGTTTTCGGCCGATGTATTCGTAAAGGGTCGCACATTAATTTGCCGCCGGAGCACCGCGTAGTTAATATACGTATATTGATTTCTACAGTTAACAATTCGGTTGGCAATCCTGATCCTATATCCCCCGAAATGTATAGGTACGTTGATAAAATATCTGATTACATAGTTATCCAAAATATCGAGCGAGAAATTAATCGAAACGCAATCGACGCTGATATTCATAGGGATATCATTATGCCTCCCGATCTATATAAACAGTATTTCCCTAAAGGTAATGAATATCCGCCGCTGGATTCCATCGGAAATTTATACTTTGAACCATCCACAAAATTACCAAGCTACAAACTGCACGAGGTAAATTCTTCGACGTTTACTGCTTACAAGCATTATGAGGAGGAAATCAAAACCATAAGCTATGTGATCAAACGCTTATTTATGATGGAACCGGTATGGACATACGATGACTTATGGTCGGCCGTGCGGGAACCACCGGTCGGTATAGAAACCAATCCAAAGTTATTCTCAGAACAGAATTTCATTATCGCGCTGCATAACTTACTAAGTCGAGCGACGAATATTATGTCGATGGACAAACAACAAATTGAAATGACCGAAACATTTATGATAGAGCGCCTGTTTGATAGCAATGAACGTTATATATGGTTTAAGGGGATGCGTCATAAAATTGAGCAAATCGGTAAGTATTATATTATGTTCCCGGTAACGGATCTGCCGTCAAACCCGCTTAACATAGTTTATGCGGAATATCTGGAACATGTTAGGGATAAGGAAAGAGCCATGATTAAACAACTCGCGGAACCCAATGATCGAGTGTTGGTGGATGTAGAAACGTATTTGCGGCCGTTAGTCAAGCGTCCGGGCATACGTATTAACGTGGACAACTTTGTAAAAGAATCACGAGCGGGGGCTAATTATAACGCCAAAAAGCAATATTTATTGGAAAAATACTCGGCCGATGTAAACGTTTATGATTTCTTGTCTGAATTTTCTGCTCAGTTCCAGATGAACTTTACCGAGGAATCTATAATGAACGAAATAGTGAATCCTAATGAATCTAGCGTGTATAATAAGATTATAGACTTACTTGATAAATTTGGGGTAATTATTTATATGAAAGAATTACGTAAATATAAAGATTTGGCTAAACAATTTAAGAACGGACTGCCCGATCTGCCGGATAATACCCCGATTGGATATGAGACGACAAAAACTATTCGTCTGTTTGATCCAGCCAGTAATAAAATAACTACGGATATTATCAAACAAGGAAAGTGGTCAGAAGTTAGCAAAATAGCAATGAATCGACATGTCGCATATAAAGAAAACGATATTATTATCGGTTATTTAGAATCTGCGGAAGACCATATGAAATTTAAACTCCGCAAGCCGACTCAAAAAATTAAAGAAGACGTCGCTCGTGAAGTTGAATATCGACGCTCTACCAGACCGGTAGTCGAAGGATCGACGGCAAGGACAACTGTTGGCGATACTAGATTAATCGAGCGCGGTATAGTTTGTAGTACCAAAAACAAGTATGAACTCCTTAAAATTATAGCACAATTGGGTATATCCGCTTCACAGCTCCAGAAGGGCGAGAAAAAAATTAAGAAATTATGTGAGATTATTAAGGATAAGCTTATGCGTAATGAAATAAAGGAACGTCAGAGAGACAGCCGCTATAAGTACCTGTATAGCTGGTGGAACGAGCCCGTAGCCTTAAGCCTATAGTATAGCTCTAATATACATAAGTATAGCTATAATGCACAAAATATAGCTATTTCTTGTTTATATAAAAAATTGAATTGGGGTGCTCTTATTTAACAAAGAGATTAGATATCCCGTCAAACCATATCATCAAGTATGTCTGCTGCTCCCGCCAACTGCATGTTCGGAACCGCCTGCAAATACGCTCACTTCGGAAAGTACCACTTCGAGAGCAACGATTGCGCTAGCGGATTCGGATGCCCTTACGCTCTTGCTGACATCATCGAATACCAAAATCACATGAAGGAATACCAACATGACGCCGATGCCGGTTCTAAGCCAGGCACTACCCCGCCGAAGGCAAAGACCCCCAAAAAGACCAAAGCGACCCCGGCCGCTGAAAAGACCGCTTCCGCGAGGCCAACGTCCGTACCCAAGGTCAACATGGAACAGGTCCCAGGATTCGCAAGGAGGCGTCCCAGTGATCCCGCGGTCACAGCCATTCAGGTGAAGAGGTCACCGAGAGGCGGAGTCTATCAACCGCGAATTGTCACGATCGATGAACTTTCTCGTCCGACCAAGGTGCCATCTCCGAGAGAGCAACTGGTCGACAAGGTTGTCGTCAAAGGTGTCGCTCCGTGGAACCAGAGGTGCCAGGGAATGTCAATTCTCCCCGAAGGTCAGTACGTGGTCGGCCCCGATAATCTGCTCTACAACCTACTTGGCTGCAGCGAACATGCTGAGCCCGGTTACACTCATTGTGCGAAGCATAAGGGTCAAGTTGTCGGCAAGGGCCTGAGGAAGAGCGGTCAATAAACTCATCCAGATTTCATCTTAAGCTTAATAGCGGAGAAATCCCTATTAACTTTTTTTACATATAAATTGAATTTCTATTTACATATATATGTAATACAAAGCAACGATGTTAATTACCAAGGTTATCGAAATTGGGCTTGATGTTAGGGACCCGATTAACGTCTACGTAGACAAGGGTAATATTTTGCGTATCCTTGAGGATAAACTCTTGAAAAAATGCCATCGTGGGTGCTTTATCGAAAAAATTATTAGGATAATCAAAACCACCCCTTGCGTAATCAACCAAGATGGGTCTCCCGGGTTTGGCACGATCGGTGTTATTATTGAGGTGCTAGCAACCATATATAAGCCGGGAGAGATTATTAACGGATGCGTAGTAACAAACAAGGACAAGAACGGCATCATAATTTGCTCAACGGATAAGGCGTTTATTATGTTGAACGCTCATAATGTGCTGGAAAGTGTACAACGAGATCAAACGATTTCAGTACGCGTCGGCGCGGCCAGTTATAAAATCGGAACCCCGAAAATCGCGGTGAGCGCTGTCCCTTATTTGCTCAGCAGTATCCCTATTGTGTTCAAGGTAACGCCGGTAATTAATCAAGCGTTGTTAGAAGAAACCATTAGTAGAGTAAAAGAAGAGGAAGAAGTCGCCGCAGGACTCAAGAAGTCAGACGAAAAGCTTTGGAATTACTTTGACATGTTGCTTTACGCATACAAAACTGAACAGAAGGCTCCCTCAGGGGCAAAGACGTTTAACGTTATAGAATTGGCCACTAAGGGAATACCTAATGGTATTACATACCTAAGCCGCGATCCTAGAATAAACTTGTCAACGCCGCAGGTTTATGGATTTAATGATTTAGGCTCGATCCCGCCCAGTGCTATAGTGAGGCCGAACCTTGAAATTGATAACGTCATCATACTAATGCTTGAAGATTATTATAACCATCTGCGCACGATTCGCGAGATGATGAGCTTATATGGAAACCCGGCCATGATTGAATCTCACAGGAATTTGTGGCTAATCTTCCGCAAATCCAAATCGTAAGATTATTATAATAATATTTTTTTCAATTGAACACTTAAATCGACTAAATAAAAAATGGATATTACTTCACAAATGTTGTCAGCGCTAACGCTGGATACGGCGCAAGAAAACTCAGTAGAGGAAGTAGATGTACCGCTTGACGAACAAAAACGTTACCTAAAAAGATATATTGATTCTGTTAATACTAATGACCGCAAGTCTATCGGCCATATTATATTTATGAATAATATGAGTTCCTTAATGCTTCCGTGCTCCGAGGGTTCTATAGTTAATCTTGATAAGTTGCCGCCACATGTCGTTACCCAAATGTATAATCTGCTCTCGTACCAAATTAATAAAAAGAACTCAAATTAACATAGTATATTAAATATTTTTTTACTATAATATATGATGGAAGCTATTTACGAATATACTAAATCGAACCCTCAATATGCTCCCAACCGCTTCGAAATAGTCGGCGGCGCGGAATATGATGAAAACTTCCAAAACTATATTGACGAGCTTAACCAATACATTGGCGGAGGATCGACTCTATACGATATTGACGCCGATGATGATAATGTAATTATTACAATCGGTGGCGATCTAGAAGACGAAATCAAATACGATAATATATTTACTAAAGGGACGGCAAGCACAGCCGAGCCAGGATTAAGCGATATGTTTATTAATAATTTTGTTCAAGACGTTGCATCAGAAAGTTCCGAATATATTGAAAATGAAGCTGATAATTTTTACGAGTCTATATTAATTAACGGTTCGTCGGAAATAGATGATTACAGAAACGCCGTGGAAATTAACAAATTCGACAACTATGATTCCGATGAAAATAATCATGACTTAGATGTATCTAAATATTTTAATTAAACACAACTCGCCAAAAAATATAATACAATGGGTGAATACGGAACTGGATTTAAGTTGTCCATTCATAATGAGGAAGAAGTGACTATCGACGATTTGGTCAAAGAAGCTCAGTGTATGTGGGGAAAGGCTCGTACTGAGTTTAAAAACAATAAAATTAGTATTAACAACGAATCTCTAGTTACTGATTTTAGTGAGAAGCTTATGGCTAGGATGCGCAAGGAACATAATAATTTCTGTCAATCATATCCTATCGTGCTTAGATATATGTGTGAGATGAGGGAATTTAATCCGAAGGCTTTTAGAAGGTACCTTATGAAACTGGAAAAACACCCGTGGAAAACTGAGGAAGAATATCTTGATTCGCAGGCAGACTATGTTGTAATGCTATATCAGGCTACGCATCCTAGATGGAATAAAACTGATGTCAATCGCCTAAAAACCAATATCCGCAATCTACTGCAATCCGAACATAAACAATTCAAGCAAAACTATGACAATATCCTTAAAGACGTTGAGTCGACCGAAGAACACCTTCGCGAGAAATCCAAGGCGGAATTAGCGGAATTCTTTAATCAAGTAAAATCCGGCAGCGCTAAACTGATGACCGGGTTTACGGTAGAAATGGATTCTATTCCAAGGTCCAAGTGCGTCAATGTCGATGAATTGCTTAGGGAAGTCGAATCGGATGCCCCGTTCGATCAATCAAGTAAGCTTTTTAATCTAGAGTAGGAAACTGTAAGTTAAGCTCTTTTTCTATGTGTGGATTCCTGTACGGAGAAGCTATCTGTTCGTCTATATACATCACAGGTTTATCTTTCATGCCAAAATCGTGCAGTCTAGAAAGTATATAGTTGCGCCAATTATGGCGTTTTAGCGACATATCAAGCACAATTAATTTAACTTTGTTACGTTCGCATATTATTTTTTTTGCGTAATCGCGACATAATCTCTCAAAGTATTTTTCATACGGTTCCTTTGACGGATACCATTTTGTATGTAGCGGTCCTGAGAATTCAAGAGCAAGTTTAAGTTTATCATTGTATCCATCCAATTCTAAATTCTTTCCTTTATAATTAAGCCATTCTGGATTTACTGTTGGGAACTTCTCACCGGTAATAGATTCTAGTATCGATATCGCATAAGCTTCCGATTTTGTTCGTGGGTGTTTTGTTAAATCCTTAATATTTTTACGGCCGCCTCCAACGACAAAACGAGGTCTAGCAATAATAGCAGTTAAGAAACAAAATATTAGTATAATAAAAAATAGTAAGTACAATATATTATACGGCAGGTTCATATCGAATATATAATACAATGAATAAATCCACTCGAGATATTATAACTGAATTTAACTCGTCAGATAATCGCGAATATTTGGCGACGGCATTAGTAAAGAGGTTTAATGACCCGAGCGTATTTAGTTATTTGCAAAGTAATTTCAATGACTTGGTTAACCATTTTATTACAACGATCAATGAGGAATTATATATGAGCGACCCTCTTCCCGGAGTAAATATCAGCGATATCGTTAATGGTTTTAATGCGCAATTTATACAAGATAGGTCCGCGTTTATTCGTGTCCATGTGCTAAAAGACAAACGTCCGGACATATATTCAATCAGGGACGGCGATCCTACTTCTCGTAAAAATATTAAGCACTATCAACAAGACGCAAATAAAATACTTAGCCAGTGGAAAGGCGATTCAGGTAGAGGTGTGCAGATGAGATCAGACACCTCCGCTGACTTTGGTACTGGTGAGACAACCCCAACTCAAGGAATGCAGACGGGTATAACCTTTTGCGATCAAAGTGATCTAGGAACATCTTCACATTATGATATGTTGATGAATGGAACGTACTTTAATAAACTCAATACCTTCCCGTTGTATAACGGGGCTATTGGGGATGGTAGTTATGATAACGGGGAGTCGGACGCAAGATTGCTTTCCCGAAGGAGTTTTAGGAGTAATGAGGCCGGGGTTGAGAACGGAATACCTAGATATGAACAAAGGCTATACGTACGTAATTTAGATAGGGATGTTAGAGAGTCAATGCCCGGGACCGAGCGAGATTATATTATACAAAAGCATGATATGAAGTCCCTTTACTGTAGAACGGACAAAAATCAAAATAAGAGGTACTAACCATCCTGTTCAGTATTGTATAGTGGCGGTCACGAACTAAATATAAATTGAAAATATAAATACACAGATATAGTATATTGCCTAAATGGACCGCCTTCAGACCGACCGCCTTACCGCCGATTTGCTTAACAAGTACAAGCAGGAGTCGGAAAATCTAACTCCTGAGGATAGCATCGAGCTTGAGGTAAGGTTTAAGGACATTAACAGGGATGGGTTTATCAGCCTATATAACACCATCATGGAAAGCGGCGAGTTTGCCCCTGGCGTGCTCGAATGTAGCATCAATACAATTTCAGAAAACGTATTTGAGCGCTCATCTGGTTCTAAGTACGATTCTTCCCAATATATCAGGAAGCTCGTTTTTAACAAAGGTGTGGCAATTTCTGAAGGAGAATATATAATCAAACAAAGACTAACTAAGCCGGTACATGTGAATGATTACATAAAATATTCTGTTGGATTGTCCAAAGAAACTATAAGCAGGAAATTCGCGACTACTACTGGCGCAATTGTTAGGTTTAAGGCGAGGATCAGCTTTGATTATCTTGGAGCTAAGCCATCGCTTGCAAAATGGAGATTTGACTTAACAGCTGTCCGTCATGGATTGTTGTCTGAAGTCGGTCCGAATATTAAGCGAATCAAGGACGCCATATTCACTCCCAGTCTTTCAGATAAGAATTTCATAAATGAACTCAACTTTGATGAAATTTCAGGATATGAGGTTGAAATCGAATACATTGATAAAGCAACTCCTCCGTCTATCGAAGACCTAGAAATAGCGAAAAAGGTCTTCGCGTTAATCAATCCCGAATATATTAAGGAGATAGCTTATCGCGAAGAAATGGTTCATGTGGCAAAATACACTGTCGGCAACCCATCTATCGTCAACTTGTTTAAAACGACATATGGACAGCGACAGCTATCTAATCAAGTAATCGCGCTTTCTAAGAATACATATTATAGTGACGTTTATCCGCCGATCGGATATTACTTAACCGATAAAGCTGACGGAGTGCGTGCGATCATTTCCATCAATGGAAATCGCTGCCGTGTAATCTTGTCGAATAGTATGATTGAATTCATTGAAGGCGCATTTTCGCCCGGCGATGTATACGTTCTTGATGCCGAGCTCGTAACAACTGAGGGTAAATCCACTTTATGGTTGTTCGACGCAATGGTATTTGAAAATAAGAACTTATGCCAGACCGGATTTTCGGAGAGGGTTAATTACCTTGAACCGTCAATAACTATCGTAAGTAAATATCTGACCGGCGATTATGATTGTAAACTCAAGAAATATATTAGAATCGAAGAACCTATGGAGAATGCCTTTAAAGAAATTTATAACGGCGAACATCCATATGAAGTCGACGGTTTGATTATAACCGAGCCCGGAGAACCTTATCACTCAACAAAAAATTACAAGTGGAAACCTTATTCGCACAATACTATAGATTTCCTTGCTATTAAATGCCCTCAGAAAATGCTTGGCATTAAGCCTTACATCGCAGAAAGTGCGCACGAGGTTTACTTGTTGTTCGTTGGTATAAGCCATAAGATGCGTGAGAAGCTCGGCTTGGGATTACTCCCTTATTACAGGAGTTTGTTCCCGGATGCCGACGGCGGATATTATCCTATCCAGTTCTCACCAAGTTCAAACCCGTTGGCGTATATCTACCAACATAAAGGGGAAAACATCCACGGAAAGATCGTCGAATTATCTCGTAATGATGATAATACCGAATGGAAGTTCCTGAGGATCCGAGAAGATCGAAAGGTTGACAAGAATTATTATGGTAATGATTTCCGAACGGCCGAGTTGACTTACATGAATTATATCGACCCGTTTGATTTCGAGACTCTTTGGAAAGGACCCGAGAGCTATTTCACCAAGACTGCCGGCGATATGTACGTCCCTCCAAACAAATATAAGAGGTTCGTCATTTCCATGCTGTTCAAGAATAATTTGAGCGGTTCGAAATGGGTTATTGACGAAGCCGCAGGAAGAGGAGCTGACCTTCATAGATATCAAGAAATTGGAGTACAAAACGCTCTATTTATTGATACTGACCCTACTGCAATTGCGGAACTTGTCCGCAGGAAGTTCGATTACTTCGCGGCAAAAAAGAGGCGCCCTCACGTTGGCGGTAATTCGTTTAAGGTACTCGCTTACGACCGCATTCAAGGCGTCGAATATGAGAAACTAATTATTAAGGACGTTAAGAGTCTGACTACTCACACTCTCGTCGCCGACCTTAAACAGCCCGCGGATACATTGGTGAAACTAACTGCTCAGTACGGTATTAACCCTGGTATTGTAGACGGAGTAGTTTGTAACTTCGCATTCCATTACATGTGCGATACTATTGAGCATATGCGCGAGATACTCCTATTTAATTCGCGTATGCTTAAAACAGGCGGCAAGTTTATAATAACTATTATGAACGGCCAAAAGGTATTCGATTTGCTCAAGCCTATCGCGACGGGACAAACATGGAAGGTTGAACAAGACGGAGTGCCTAAATACGGGTTTGTTAAAAAATATACAGGTGATAAATTGACAGCATCGGGACAAATTATCTCAGTGCTTCTACCATTCACTGACGAATGGCTCGATGAACCTCTATGCAATGTCGAAACTGTTATAAACGAGGCCCATAAATTAAACTTGGAGGTAGAACTTAACGGGAGCTTCAGCAAGTATATGGATCAATTCAAACATGCCGATAGGAGCTTATATGAACGTCTAACTAATGTTGACAAGGATTATATTGAACTATTCCATTACCTATCGTTCACCAAGATAAATTAATATAATATAGTAAAAATTTTACGCATATCATCTACATTTAATATATTATCTATATTTTTTACATATGTTAATCGCAGGATAGGATTATAAACAAACTCAGACGAGTTATATATATTTTTTTCATCTAACAGCTTATTTAGGCCCGCGATAGAATCAGTACTGTTTTCGTATGAAAATTTGTCCAATACATATTTGCAAGCTTGTTTATATTTATCATCATTATACCTGTACACCTTTTTAATCATATTAATAATTTTATCCTTAGAGCTATTATTCGAATAAGATGAATATTCCACTCTATCAATGATATCCATTGTATCGTCAGTTTTAATATTTTGATTAATATATTTATCCTCGGCAGGTGATTCGTATGTGCTAATTTCATGCGGCGCATAATAAATTTCTACATCGGACCCTGGTCGCGAAACGATATCAGGGTTAATTCCGTTTAACTTTGGTCCATTATTTACTATCGCTATATTAATTGGCGTCGTTGTAATATCAGATGGTGTTGTATTATCAGACGACGTAACATCATATAGTGTTGTATTATCGGATGATGTTGCTGGCATATCGGGCGTGATTACCCCTGAACAACTTGTATATTTATAATATGTTGGGTATTTGTTATTTTTTATGCATTCGGATATCTCATCAATAAATTTTTTTGTAGATGTAATGGGCCGACTGTTGGTTGGAGGATTAATTCCTGAACACTTATCCGAATATTTATACCATACTGGGTAGGTATTATTAGTTATATAATTGTCGATTTCTGTAAGCAATTGCATTGTATATTACTCTTTTAATATTTTAATCATATCGAAAATAGCCGTTTTATATTTATTATCGGCATCATTCCCAGCCTTAACTTCGCGAGCATACTTCCTTAAAGTTACACACGGATCGCATTTTGATTCCAAATCCTTGTATTTAATATCATTAGACATCTCAAGTAACGCCGGGTTGTCCATGTAGTACATCAATACATTTTTCGTGTCTTGATTACCTATCGTAAAATCGCCGTTATGAATCATTTCTTTTACCTTGTTGAGTATGGAGTCATCGATATTATAATTATTTTTGTAATAGTTATTAACCTGTTCAACGTTAGATGATACTATTTCTTTTAATTTTTCTAAAACTGTAGATTTATCTTGCTCATCTTTAGAGGTTATTCGGCCTCTTAACTGGATGAAATTAGCATTGGCATTGGTTTCACTTATTATACGATCCACAAACGCAGTAAGTTTAGCATCATCCGTCAGATCATGGAATCGCTTGCTTGCTATCGATGGTAATTTCTGCATTGCGTCCTTGATTATCTCAATATAGGAAGTATCATCTTCAATAACATTGTCAGCATGCAACTTTAGCACGCTCTCGGCCGGCGAATATCGGAGTACTCTACGCGGTGACGAATTCTTATTTATAGTGAAACCCTCACCGTCGAATCTAATATTATTGAAGTTGATATATGCATTAAATATAGTATTTGTTAACAGGTCTTCTGGTACCCCGGCATTGCGCAATATGCTCTTATACGCTGCGGGATTCTTTATTATTAATTTATCATTCCATTTAATTTCACTACCGTTTATTATATATTTATCTCCAGGGATAAGATCGGAAGGATAATCGACCGCGATGGTAATCCAATCGCCGAGTAATAAATTAAGGCTGTCAACTTTTTCAAGTACCGGGCCTTCGACTAGTTTATATTCTCGATCGGCTATAGCTTTACCAACATCAATATTAACCGACGGATTTCTGTCGGCGATCGTATCCAAATAATCGAAGTTCCCAAAGGGGTTACCGTTAATCTTGTTAAGCAATTCATCCCCGATCGCTCTTCTGATTTCATCGCTAGTAAAACCAGAATCAATATACTTGTTAAAAGTTGTTTTGCTTAGTAGACTTGTCTTAACTTCGCCTAACTTAACAGACGCATATTCCTCAAGTATTTTAGCAGCATACTCTTTTGTTAACGTTATACTTCTGGCCAATGGAATATACGTTTTAAGTAATATATATTTGGGTATAATTTTCTCAGGTAAGTAGTTGGTATCTATCGCATTAACGATTTGTTTTATTATATCTTCGTTTGTCCCCGTAGTTATGTTAATATTAATACCGACGTTCGCCAATTCTGTCATTAGGACATCAACATCGAATTCGTATAAAAGACCTAAACTGTCAAAATAATTTAAAATTTCTTTTACACCTTTTAGTTCGGCCCTATTACCGCCAACTATTTCCCGATGAGTTAGTTCATTCGCAAATTTCTTGATCATCCTAAGTTTATCTAGTGACAATGTATTTAGAGATGTAGCATCTAGTTTTGCATACGGTAATCGCGATTTTAATGCATTCCTGCGCACATCCGCAGCCTTAACATAGTCTGCGTTTTGTATAAATTCAATATAATCATTAAATGCGTCGTTGATTGTTCTTCGATAACGCCCAAATTTAAATTTATATAGCAACGCCAATACCACTACAAACAAAATTAACAAAAGTAGCACTAGAACAACGTCCATATTTATATATATAGTTGTATTATATTCGATAACGAAAAAATTATACAACTAATGCAAAAAAGATTAGTACGTGTCGTTGAATTTTTCTATAATGTATACATGGTACCTTTATTGTATACACCCGGATATCTAAAAAAATATTTATGTGATATAATTAGCTTAAAGCAACTCTTCTAGCCAGTCATCTGGTCTAGTAACGTTGGCAGCAACAAAGTCCTCATTTATATGGAAACTATTGTAAAGCGTCCCGAGACGAGGCGTTGAACCGATTATTAGTGGGGCAGTTACACCCGTGACACTATCTTCCAGTGAATTGATAGCCGCGTCCTCAAGAGTGGCGAGCGGGGCCGAAAATCCGGTCCTGAGCAAGATATTGCTGGCCTCTCTGTTCTTAAGACCCGAGCTTTCAATTGACGTTACTTTTCCAGTATACGTCATTTCATCAGCGTACACCAGATAATGTCTGTGGTTGCAGACGTCGACTAGATTTCGCAGCTCAGACACAATTTTTTGTCGTGCGGCTTCAATACCCAGGATACGACTGATCTCCTGAATTGCATCGGTTTGGAGGCAATATCTATCGATATATTTGTTTGAGAGTACTCCCGGCATATTGGTTCCGTTGGTGCTGATTCCCCAAATATTATCTCCACGCGTTACACTACCGTCTCCATTGACCTTGTTGCGGATCATTTTAACGACAGTAGTATTCGTGATACCATCGACACCTCGGATAATCGTGTTTAATATCTGATCCTTGATGTTCTTAACATTGTTAGTATTTACTTCGCCGCGGAACATAGTGTTTCGCATATAAATCCTAATTACAATTTGCTTTGAGTTCTCCGGAGTATACACGATAAATGTATCAGGGAAGGTTTCACGCAATTTAGTAATGATTAAATCAAGAGACATGTTCTTTAGAATTAGCGTCGTCTTGTTGAGTACGAAGCGAATACACCATTTGACCAAGTCTCCCGGGACGTTGAGTAGCGGGTTCTTCTTTGTAAATTCGGTTATCATAGCCGTTTCACCGACGTGATCGGGGTGCACTGGCTGTCCGTATTTTTCGAAGAATATTTGCCACAATACAACGAACTGGCGATATGTCATCATTTCGATATTATTAGCAATCTCCTGGACTTTAGCCTTATTCTCGGAATATTCTTCTGAGATTGAGATTAACATTGACGGGGATGAAAGTTTAGAGACATCTTTGGCTCCAAGTACTTCCTTCGCCTTAGTCATTCCCGTATTTGAAGTACCTCCCGCCGCAGATCTGTGATGGGCGTCAAGCATGTACTGCGTCAAGGGCTCAGAGAACGATTGAGCGGCAATAATACCGACAGCGGTTCCCGGTTCGACCAGCGCTTGCGAGTACCTTAATCTGATTTTATCGATAATCATTTCAAGGATACTAGGCGTGATCTTTAGGTTTACAAGAGCATTCGGATGCAAATATGACCTGATTAACATAGTTAGCAACCAAGATGCGGCGGCAATATGTTCGGGGATGGGAGTGCCTAAGCGCTCCTGAATCTCATTGATCAATACATACGGAATAACCTTGCATAGTTTTTCCACGCTTTTGACCAGTTCGCCCAGAGTTTTGTCGTCCGGGGTCTTAAGATCATTAGCATATTCTCGAGTAATATCAGTGATGATACGCTCTACATCGACGGGCATTCTGCGCTCGTCGGCCATAAGTTCTTTCACGTTCATCTTCTCGATCTTCAGGAAATTGTCCCTGTAGATATTACGATCGTTTTTCAACGTATCCGAGAATTCAGGGTATTTATCGTTAAAATACTTTTCCTTAAACTCAGAGTCCGAGATCAACACAGTGGGGAACTTAACCCTCTCAACCATTCTAGGGTCAAGGTAATCCTCGCCGTAAACCAATTGAGTAATATTAAGGTTCTTGGTAGCAGCTCGGTAATTGTTGATGATAATCGACTCAAGATTCTTGATCGACTTTCGATTTTGTTCGCCAGTAACGGAGGTAGATAGAGCCTTTGAGATCAAATCGAACCTGGCCGCCATAGCGTTGAATACATATTCGGACGAGCTCATGCCTGCCAAATACGAGTTTGTAATGTATCCGCGCGATTCCGGCGAGGTATCAAACCTCGGGAAGTACGCAAGAGTACGCTTGTATCCAAACTTTTGTCGGATACGCTCGCCGTTAATCAACTTCTGACCAATAGCGCTCATCATGTTAAACATGTTCTCAAGCTTACCCTTTGATCCGAACATAATCAACTTGAATAGGTTGTTAGTGCGCGGGTCAATTGCTTTAAGGATAGGCTCGGTAAAGTCGTCAAAGATACTTAGAGTGTTAATTTGTTGTTGCTCATAGAATTCTTCGACAGTTTGTCCAATAGGAGGGATAATCTCTCCATTGTGTAGTTTCTCGGTAATCAGTCTGGATTTGTTAATGATATCCGCAGCAATTTGATCGATTTCAAGCTTGCTTTCTTGCGGGATCATCAAATCCATAATTCCGATAGTATACCCGAATTGCTGAATATATGAGATGGCCATCTGCTGCATATTGAACATCAGCTCAAGGGCCTTATCAGCACCGTATTCATTTGCTACGATATGATAGATACCTCCGGATTGTCCTTTGCCGATGGATTTCTTATCTAGGATTCCCGATACAAGTTTACCTTGATCGATTTTTACCTTAATTTCACTCGGGTCATAATTTAAGTATGCCGACATGTTAGGTTTATAATATTCGGCCGACCTAGTAAAGTTAATCGGGGTATCCGCGAGCAGTTTGCTCACGCATTCACGACCGGTAATACCGTCGGCGCCGATTTCATTAAATTCAGGCAACACTGTGCTGTTTTGAAACAGAAGCATTGCATGATATTTGTCGAACACGACACCAGTCCTGGTTAGTTCGGCAGTGCCGATAATACCATCATCAACCTGTCCGATTGACGGACTCGAGGTCGTATGTGATACAAACCAGTTCTTAACACTACTTAGTTCCGCTACTTCATTGCATGAATGAGCAGTCGTATTAATGATAAGATTCATTTGCGGTTGATCCATTAGAGTCAGTGACTCTAACTCCTGAATTCGGGGATCGCTAAATCCTCTACGTTCAGGACTACCTTTCGGCAGGGCCAGGCCATAACTTAAGCACATCTATGAGAGATATGCCAACCTACATTCGGCCGTTGAACTGCACGCATACTTAGACTAAATCTAAGGGTAGCGCTTGGCTGCGGATTATCCATTTATCGTTCAAATACAATATATGTTCGCAGTTTTGGTTGGATTGTTATGTTTTCTACAGAGGTCAAGGTCAGTGCAAAGTCTCTAGCGCGGATCGCGCTGTCATCAACTGTACATTTCTTGCCTCCAAAGTCAACACAAATTCGCTTTTGGCGATGTTCGGCGACAGTAGCATATAGTTTAACTATACATTTATCTAATTGCTCAGACAAACTTATAGTTATTTTTTCTATAGTTTTACCCTCGAATTTCTTCATTTTCTTATCTTTGAAGTATTCGATTAGAGTATTTGCTACTTTCTGTTTACCCTCTTCGGTCATAAACTGTTTGTCGCCTCCATATGTGAGGTTGTATCCGTTCTTCATAGAATCGAATTCCTCAATATATAGCTTTTCGAGAACATTAAGTTCATCAATTTCGCAGGTTTCGAGTATAGTCACCTCGAACGCATTTCCCCCATATTTGCGGATAGCATTGTTTAGTTTGGCGCTTTGGTGTTTGTAATTACCAATCGCCTCACTTACATGCTGGACCCAACGTTTATGGCTTCCGAAAGGTCGGAATTTACCATGGTTGAGTATATGGGTGCGTGTTTGTCCTACATAGGGCATATTGTTGATCTTGTTTATAGCTAAATATATTTCGCCTTTTACAAATTCTGGGATCAAATCCATAGGTGTGATTTTGTGTTCCATCACAACCATCCAAACTGTTTCATATATGTTGTTTAGTATTTAAATGAACATCTATTACGTTTTTACCGTGCCCACAAACTATAGCTGCGCTACAGAATGCTTTTACCAAGTTTCCCTGGGGTTCTGCTGAGTATCTTTCGATCTCAGAGTGGTAGTAATAGCTTTAGGACGTTCCCGCAATTGGAAGGTTTCGCAATTATGATCATTAGCGGGGTGGGCATCATAATTACTAGCATGTGTTTTTGCACATACTGAGACCATGTTCTTCTAAGCGCGTTTAGCACTCGAAGTCAAATCTCCGTCAAAATCAGCGTTAAAGAGCGGTGTAACCGCCACATTCATACGCAGAGTTTTGATTTCGGGGTCCAATGTTACATTAGCCTTCATTGTTGAGATGTTACTCAACATCAAAGACGGCTGTCGATTAAAGCCGACGGGGTCGCCGTTAATGACATCGCGCAGGATTTTATCTCCGTTTTCTAGGACGATATCGCGCGCGCCATCAATAGCAAATTCAGCTCCGCCAGTAATAGCGTTAAATCGAATAGTTTCATCGATACCTCCAGTGACTGAGTATTCTTTACCAGTGCCCTTTTTGATAATCTTGCTGGCTCCGGGGTATTTTTTGCTACCGTTTTGCACATAAGACAGGAGTCGACGCTTATTATATTCTTGAACAGTTTCCTCGATCTGCACTGTACGCGCGAACGTAAGCGGCATACCGACCTCGTCCAGCTTAATACTAGGATCTCCGGTAATAGTACTTCTGCACATATTACGCACACGTTTACCGAGCGCGTTTTTACGGAAGCGACCGGCTTTACCCTTTAAGCGCAAAGCGAGAGAGTTCATTGAACCATCTCCACCGGCCTTAACTAGTTCAAAATATGTGTTGTTAAGCTCATAGATTGATTTTTCTAGTTTGAGGTCGATGGTAGCGGGTATCACTGTCGGCATTACGTCATTCTTTTTTATGATAATTTGCAACATCGTCGTGAGATCGTCGTTTGTAGACCGTCCTCCGCCCATTTTCTTTACGTCAGGGCGAATTGTTACGGGAGGTGCCTTGATAGCACCAAGTACAAAGTTTCGCGGATGCGATGTTATCTTCTTACCTAGCAATACTACCGTAGTATCAGAAACTCTCGATAGAACTTCAGCAATCTTGTGAGGATAAATCCTGTATTTATCTACTAATCTTTTCTCATCGTAAAACTCGGCGCTTATAGCGAGAGGTTCAGTTTGATCTTTTTTGATTAGCGGATGAATTTCTTTACAAATAATGCATTGTTTATTGGTTCCCTTCGCAATCCTTGATGCTTCATCGAGGCGTTTGGCCTTGGGAATCTTGATATAATTAGAATCATCAATAATAGGATGACCGCATTTAAAACAAATCAACCTCAGCCACTTGCGAATTTCATTCAGCGCCATAGGATTGATCACGGGGTAATTAAGGCTGATGTCTCCCTCGTGGCCAATACAGTTGCGTTTATTATTATAGCACGTCTGGCACTTATACGAGTGGTCAGTGGTACCCATATGGGCATCATATACACCCCCGGAGTGGGGGTTGTTATTACGGAATAAGTCATAAGTTGTCACCGGGACGTAAGAGTCCTTTTTAACGGCATCAGTTCCGCTAAGGCTGAATTTGACCTTGGTGATACGGCTGTTATATAGCAGTTGGGACATTATTATGGCTTTCTTGCGTTGTTAGGCTATAGTATATATTATATATATTGATATAATCAAATTTAATTACCTTGTGCCTAAAAATCCCAAGTAGGACCACTGAGCAATGGCAGGTCTATATGAATATCGGGTATATTTATAATTGGAAATACAAATCCAGCTATAAGTGGTAATTTACTATTAAACAGAGACGATCAATACCATATTATAAGTGTTTAGGCAGATGTCCGAGGGAGGCCGTCAATATATGTCCGAACTGCTAAAGAAGGCAATTAATGAGTGCGCAGCGGAAGCTATTGATAGTTTTAATTGGCGCCAAACGGCCGCATCGACGAGTGAACTTGCTAACGATGCAACCGAAGAGATAGTTATCAAGGTGCTCAACTCCGATAAAGGATTACCCAATTTAAGCAAGTTAAACTCTGAACTGAACCGTCTTATGGAAAACGTTGACTTGATTAAAGAAGAAATTAAGGATGAAATCCTGGACGAAGTTGATGAAATGCTAAAGGAATTTAAGGTTGAACTACTAATGGAGATGGAGGCGAGAACGAGTGCGCCTCCTGCAACCGTGAATAAACCAAAACTAGCTTGCGCATCCAGTGAAGTTATCGGCGCCGGGAATATACTCGATTTTACCATGGACATCCGTTCGGCTCTCGAATTTAGTCATATTGATAAAGAACGTAGCGATGATGATAGTAATGATAGTAATGATAATAATGATAGTGATGATGATTATAGTGATAATAACCATAATGAATACAATGAGAATAGCGACACCGAATATGATAAATATAACGATAATATTAATGATAACGATAGTACCCAGTACGAAGTGCCGAGTCTCATGAATAACAAAATATTTAATCTGGTTAGCAGTGGTTTAAACAAGTCTTCTGAAATTGATGATCCTGACTCCGAAGATGAGAAATGGGAACAATTGGTCAAACTAAAATATAATTTGTAAAATAGTAGATTCTTAATACATTTTAGAATAAATATACTTGTAAATATAATGGGTAATCAAACAAGTTCCGATAAATTACACTCTGCTTTAAACAATGTTGGCAGCAAAACAAAGTGGAGGAAAAAATTAATAATTGAAGCTAATGCGGTTGAAAAATTAATAGTAACGGATATACTCCCGATCGAAGCGGTTCAGAGTAAATTATATATTACCCCGTGCGGTTACGCTTACGATTATATCGGCGATAACGTTGATGTTCCATTAATCGACCAATCTACCGCCCATCGCATACTCCTCACCAAACTGGAAAACTACAAAGATAATGAATCTAAGGCCGAGGATTTGATTGTTTTTAGCGACGATCCGGACTTCACTAGAGTTTAATTTATTCAAGTTAATATTTTTTTGCTTGAATAATAATGTATTTTAAATATTATACTAATTGGTATTATAAAATGTCATCTAAGTCAGTTTCAAGCGAAGTAACGCAACAGTTAAAATTAATGAAACAACAGTTGGATAAAGAACTGGCTGATGATCTTCGTTTAATTCGTGAACAAATCACGCGCGATATTCTTGAAAAGGTCGGCTCTATGGTTAATACGGCTGTAGTTCGCGAACTTGATTCTCGTCTGCGTAAGAATAATGATGACCTTAAAAAAGATGTTGATAATATGATCGGCAAGAAATTCGCGGACGTTAATAAACAAATTACTGTCGCCGGGGATAGGCAACTTGCATTGTCCGGCCAAGCATCTCAGGAGATTGCTCTTAAAATGAGTAAACAAGTCGCGACAGAAGTATATAAAAAAGTAGTCAGTGAAGTTAACAAAGAAATCTTGCCTAAATTCAATAACGCCGTTCAATGGATGAACTATCAAACTCAGGATACTACTGAATTGCTGACTAATTATCGCAGGAAGGTCAGTGATGTATCCAATGGTGATGGCAAAAAATTACTAACGCATAAGGACGACGGCAGAGTGATTAATGAACATGTATCTATGTTTTTCGGGTCCGATGACTAGATACATGTTATATTTGGTTAGGGAAATATAAATTATTTTTTAATCATCATTTTTTTCAAAAAATCAATTATGCATTGTTGCGCTTGAATTTACGATAATCGTCTTCCCAGCTTAGCATGGAAACGACCGCATCAACGATCTCGTCGTTGATTTTCTCACTGATCCAGTATTTAGTTATACAAGTGACGCATTTATCATTTTGCCATCTTTCAATGCTAATCTTACCAGGCCATCTGGTTTTCATTTCCGAACTGAAATCAATTTCACCATATTTAAACACTATATTCAATCCGTAATAGACCATAAATTTACCATCGGTCGCGATTACTTCCCACGGTGCAAGCTTCGAATAAAGTTTCTCGCATAGATCCAGCCTCAAATTCGCCTCAGTTTCATTGGGTTTGTAATGAGCCGGGGCAGATTTAACAATGAGGGATTGGACCGAATATTGCATTGTTAATTGTAATGTTAATTGTAATATTAATTGTAATATCAATTGTAATGTTATTCGTATCGTTAATTGAACCTATAAAACACAAATTCAATTTTTAATCGATATTAATTACTTTTACCATTTTATCACCTAATATTTTTTTAGCCTTTTTAATCGTATCAAATGTGCCGCGACTATTTATGCTGGTCAACGCCAATACTCGATCGCAATTTTGGACAATTTGCGTATTGCGAATGGGACCTGCCTGTACCCCATACTTCGTCCAATCCGCGGGGAATTCTATATAATTATATTCATATTCATCTGCGTACTCTTTCGCCATCGTGTCGACACCCTCGGCGCCACCTGATATAATTGTTTCAATCTCATATTCAAGCATATAGTTGTTAACAATACGGGTAAATACTTCATAATCCGTAAAATGGCGATATCCTACAATTGCTAGCCTGGACATTAATATATTTTATACGTGTATATACGTTTAATCTAAAATCAATTTTCATTGGATCAAAATCATTTCATTGAATCAAAGTCGGACTTAAGAAGATCAACGACTGGGCTATCCGGATGGTAGTCAACCTCGATCGAAATATTCTTTAGTAGTTCATCGCGAACATTTTCACGTTTGAGCTCTTTCATAAATTTAACATAGTCGTCATCTTGTTCCATTAATGTGACAAGGTCTTCAATAATATAATCATTGTCGATGGTCTTTTCCCACCTGGATCGACCGCATTGTTGCATCTTATCTAACATATTCCTACTCACTATAGTATATTCTCCGGTAGTGTGTTCCTGTCTGAAATCTATATAAATTTTGTTAGAAAATACCATCATAGCATAAATCTGACCCATATAATTATCGACAATAAATCGTCTAATTCTCCACGGATAAAATTGCTTATACAGTTTATTGCAAAGATCGCGCAGTAGGTCCCGATGGGTATCCGATTGAATCAAATCACCATTCCCATAAAGATATTCCGGAGTATAATTAGACATTGGTATTTAAACTAATCACGTTATTGTTTAAAATACAAATTGGATACAATTGGCGGCTTAACACGCCCAATGAATGCCAAATATGCATTTAGATATTCAAGTATATAATACAAATGGATAGGGTCAGTAATTATCTGATCGAACGCGGTTTTATTATGACCGAGGATGCCATCTTTAATTCGAGTACAGGTTCAGAGTATAATCCAGAGTCTATGGATATTCTTAAAATTTGCAAGGCTTATTTGGAAGATTATAAAGATATCGAACTTAACGAAGGTGCTGGCCGGGAAATCGGTAACGGTTATAAATGCATTGAGGTAAAATTGCCCCTGCTAGAAAAGGATTTTTGTGAACAGTTAGTGAATATTTACACTGCGAAAACTAATGGTATTATTAATGTTCTAACGCCGGTCATCGTAGATATGATTTACAATAAATTACTGCCGAAATATATTTCGTCAAGCAAAAACTTAGAAGTTGTAAATATTGATGGTTTTACTAATGAGCATCAACTCGCCAAAGTATGGGTCGGCGATTCATATAAATACGAATATAACATTAAATTTATTACGGTTGATGGCTATTATGGATATATGTCGGTCGGCGGAGATCCTAATGTCGTGTACAAATATTATCCATATTCACTGGATTGGGATGAGCATAAATATGGAGGAATCAAATATATGTACGTATATTGATGTGTATATTGATACGTATAATTATCAATTAATATTCGGCGAGTTAACTTATTATAAAATATTTTTTTTGCTTCTTCATTATACTAAGATGGAAAAACTCCTGTTGGTTTTGGCGATTATACTGGTTATTATGCTAATATATTCAATAAGATCCGTCGAAACAATGACTGTTATTCGGCGAGGCGTTGGGGCTGATCCCGATGGCGAAACGCCTGTCGCGAGTGGGGTCATAGTTTCATACCCCGATCTTGATTATACTCATACATGGAGTGACGGAACCGATATGCGATCTTGTGATGAATGCCCGAATGCGATACTTTGCCCGAAGTGCCCGAATATGCAAACAAATATACAAACAAATATAAATACATATGAATCATTTGATTCACACCCGCTAAACCACGACCTTGATGATGAGTTTTTAAACTCGCGCGAGGCGATCGGGGCCGGTCACGGTAATGGTGCGAAGGCGTGCTCGTATTCAACATTACACGAAGAAACCCTCGATGATGCGGCGATGTCTGCGACTAATATCGGATGCAAAAAAAGTAATAGTATCGTTGCTGCTTGCAAAAATGATAAAACTGAAGTATCGTATAACGATTCGTCTTATACTTATAACGTGCCCTGTGAATATATATAATTTGTTACAAATGAAAATCTGTCATATTTTTTACAATTGAAAATGTAAACACATTGTTATAATAATGGCGGCTAAATCAATCTACGTTCGCGACTACAAGACTGAAATCCCCGGCGGTCTAACTGAGGACAGGCTTACGTGGCTATTTCCGCAGATTACGTCGGTGAACTCGCACGGTAAGAAGATCGAGTGGCGTATATGCGTTAGATTGTTTAGGTCTGACTCCGGGTCACCCCCTGAGGAATCGTTTATTAACATCGACGATGAATATTTTGAGAACCGAATGATGGATCCAAATATCCATGCTTGGATTAAGGTCGATTCCAGGGTAGAAAACGGTAAGATTAAAAAATCTTCACCTACTATCGTGACTAAAGGGAAGAATCTCGGTAAAATGTCCGCGACGAATGTCTTATGCCAGGCTCTCAGGGACGCGTACGGGTTGCATAATAAGCAACTTAAGAAGGCCGTGACTGAGATCCCGGTCGGCGTTGAACGTCACCCGCCGATGCTAGCGCAGTTGCTAAAAGAACAAAAGACGCCCCCGGATTTCTCATCGGGGGTTTATGTTCAGCGCAAGTATAACGGCGTGAGGACAGTGACGACATATGATCAAGAAAATAATAACGTGATTATGTATTCGCGAAGGAAGTTGATTTATCCCGGGTTCGGTTATATCAAGAATGAACTAAAAGACATCCTTGAACATTACTGGGCCGGCGGTGATCAGCTCTACCTTGACGGTGAAATTTACAGGCACGACCTCCCATTGCAGGATATCTCCGGATATTCTCGGCGCGAGGATCAGCCCGGCGACGTTAAGGTAAATTATATGATTTACGACTGTTTTGTTGCTAATAAACCTCATATGAAATATAGCGAACGTAAGGAACTGCTTGACGAAATATTTGCAGATGGTGAGTTTGTTTACTGCAAGGAGGTCGAGACATTCTTAGTACATTCTCGCGAGGAAATTGATAAATTATATGATCAATTTATTGAGGAAAATATGGAGGGAGCCATGGTAAGAGTCGACACGTATTACCATTACAGCCAAAACGAGCGTCATTCGAAGGTTCTTTTAAAGCTAAAAGAGACGTTCGATACCGAAATGGAGATAGTTGGCTTTATGACGGGAAAAAAAGGTAAAGCAAGTGAAGCCCTGATGATGGTGTGCCGGACCCCTGAAGGTAAGGTTTTCAATGTCACCCCAGCGATGGAATTGCCTGCGAGAATTACATTGGCGAAAAAAATGAGCGAGGTAGAAGATAATGGAAAAACATATTTTGAAAATCATTATCTTGGCAAACCCGTCATAATTTATTACGATGAGATGTCTAAGGACAAGGTACCGCAACGGGCTCGCACAAAACTCGAGGTCAGAACTTGGGATTGATGAATTAAACGTCACCGTCCCATTTATCTCCTTTGCGGATATTTTCAATAGCTTCTAGAGGTTGCATATTCGTATAGTGAAAACATATTTTTTGTTCTTCCGGATCAAGTAAATTAAAACTGGCGCAGGGGCGTATGTGATCGACGTGCCAATACGAGCCATAGTTATCCCAGGTCATCTTATCATCGAATTTTGATTCCAAATGATTTAGGAAATCCTGATATTCGCAGCCGAGTAGTTCCAGTGTTGATGCGGATTTATATCCCTTACGTACTAAACCGCCAACACGTTTGCGTAGAGCTTGTTTAATCCTGTGCTGAGGATTTTCTCTATTCCTTTTATTTTGTTGTTCTCTAATTTTTTCTTTATTATTTTCCCTATATTTTTTATCTAACTGTTTAACTTTTTCAGGATTTTCTTGCTTCCATTTCTTATGCAGTTCATAACACCTTGCCTTATTCTCCTGATAATATCTTTTGTTCAATTCATTCAGTCTTTCTTTGTTTTCATTATAATACCTTTTATCGCAATCAGGATCGCGTTCGCGGCGAAGTCTAGCATTAATTTTATTTTTTTCAGGATATAGTTCTTTATATTTTCTGCTATATTCCAAGCATTTTTCTTTATTTTTGAGATAACTTCTATGTTTAGTTTCCTTGCGGCAAGGCTTGCATTGATTATTATATCCACTCTTTCCGGCCTTGTGATATTCGGTTATTTCTTTCACAACCTCGCAACTGGAACATTTCTTGAGTGGAA